CAGGATTTTAAAGCCCCTTAACGGGACCCGTGTTCTAGCTGACTATGGTCGACTATTGGACATCCTTCGATGTCCTCCAACGGACCATTTCTGCTCGTCGTCAACACCGTAACTTCGCGAGAAGTCAGGCGAGCCCCTTTAGGGGCCCGCACGGCATAGACGTCGAACGCAGGACCGCGCCCAGCCATATACGCCGGCAGGAACCAGTCACCTTTGCAATCCTCAACGTTTCGATGAGGAGCGGCCGAATAGCCGATTGCGAGGTGGCCTTCCCAGCCGGAGTATTTACTGGACGCTGGCGCTAAGTAACTAGACGGTGGCGCAAGGCTTAGAAGCCATATGTCGCCAAAGCCATCCGGCCCAAAACGCCGAACTGGTTCAGGGATCCGGTCTAGCAGGTATATCCGCAGCGCTTTTGTTGGATCGAACCACGGCTTCCTTTGCAGGAAGTTGTAGAACGAGAACAACTTAGCGTAGCTAAAACGCCCGCCGTCCCGAAGACCCCTACAGAACCAGGGTCTAACGTCAACACCCAAACGGTAATCACCGCCGCAGGCTTCACGAAACGGTCCCTCCACATATGACTTATCGATGTTAATCGTAAAGCCAAAAAAAGTGAAAAAGTGGGACGCAGCGCGAGCCAAAGCGGTATTACATGTTATATCATCACCGTACACAACGGAGTCATCTTCGACGCCGATGTACGAAGCTATGCCTACAAGGAGGGCCTTAAATACGAGCGTTTCAAGCTCGAACGTAAAACCGTTCCCCATCGACGAAAACTTCTGCAGAGTGATGAACTCTTTCTTGTAGCGGCACATAGGTGTCCGCCACTTATCCAGCAGATCGAACCACCCGTAGGGTAGTAAATCCATCACCAGGTGATAGGCAACCGAGTCGCTTGCGCGGCTCAAATCGATTGTTGCCCAACGCCCAGTGACGGATCCCTCGCGGGCTCGCTCACGCTGAACGGACTGGTCCGTAAGGTCAATACCGTGACGGTACAGACGCTTTTTCATCCAGCGGCCAATTCCTTTCTGAACAAAAGTGTTCAGCAGGGGTTCGACCATAATGGATCGGTCAGTCTTGAAAGATTTGGGTACGAAGTCGAGCAACCCAATCACCGGCACGGCTTGCTTAAACAGCAGCCAGCGAGGGTAACATGCCCTTAGCGCCGCAAACTCTGCGAACGCCGACGTCGATATAGTACACGATGACGATAGCTTCCAACGAGCCGTCGTTCCTCCAGTTGTTTTATTACTGGCTGAACTGCCCGGGCCGAAGTCACACTCAAGGTCACCTAAACCAGGGACCGGTCCCAGCACAGTCGCGATGTAGCGTTGAGCCACATGTACGATATGCGCCAAAACCGGATCCTTAGTCAAGCGACCCGAAGCCATTTCAGAGTTGATCTGAGCGCATGAGCGCTCGGACTCTAGAAAGGATTCATAAGCAACCGCCACTCTATCGATTGGGGCAAGCATGTCTGCGTTCTTTTGGAACAAAGCATGCGCCTGTATCAGATTTAGCGGAGCAGATTGCAGATCGAGTTTGGGTAAGGAAGTGAAGGTTGCATACAGACGGCGCTGTTCAGCGCTATTTGCAGCATCCACAACATCACTAAAACCCAGACGATGTAAGATCTCATAGATCACCTCGTCGGACTCTCGTCGAGACCACAAGTCAAAAAAAGCCCTTGCGTTTTTTGCTCTTAACACGCGAAGCGTAGCTAGAGCCTACCAGATCGCAGATCATAGTAGAGTTCCCCTGTTAGTAAGGAGCGTTCAAGTTATCGACAGCGTCGACGACCTGACCGTTCATTAGCAGATTGGAGAGCATAACGCGAAGGTCTTTCCGCTGTTGCGCAGTACCACGGCTCGGGAGGAGAAATTCCACCTGAACTGTGTTGGTATATGCAACACGCGGAGCAGCGGTATAACCGTCTGCATTTTGGCCCGTTACGGTCTCGAGGGCAGGCAGAGCCAGGGTCATCTTGACGCGCTGTAAAGCCGCGCCCGGGACAGCACTGCCGATCATTACCTGGCCTTGGCCTACCAGCGGGAGATTAGAAATCCCTTCACGGTACATGGCTTTAGGCGCGGT